ATAGAACTATCCAGTTACAGGAGAAAACGATGTCAATCGAACAAAAAATCGCTGAAATTTTAGCTGAAGCTAAAACCGCAGGTGCTGAGGGTGGAAGTAATTCTGCTAAAGAAGGCGCTGGCGCTGCTGAACCGTCTCATATCGCAGGCATGAAATCTGATGGTGTAACATCCGTTGAGGGTGATAACCCAGATAACAAACGCAATAATGTCGATAATGAAAAAGAAGCAGAAGGTGGAACTTCTAAAGTTTCTAACCCTGCCACTGCAAAAGCAGAAGCAGGTGATCAATCAGTTATCAAGCCAGTTAAAGAAGATATGGATGCTTTATTTAACGGTGAAGAATTAACTGAAGAATTTAAAGCAAAAGCAGAAACAATTTTCGAAGCAGCTGTTATGACTCGCGTCAAAGCAGAAGTTGCTCGTATTGAAGAAGAATTCGGAAGCAAACTTCAAGAAGAAGTTGCAAAGAATGTAGAGGGTCTTGTTGAACAGGTTGATGGATACCTCGGTTATGTAGCCGAGCAGTGGATGACACAGAATGAAATTGCCCTAGAGCGTGGTATGAAGTCTGAAATTCTTGAGAGTTTCGTGGCTGGTATGAAAAATCTATTTGAAGAGCATTACATCGAAGTTCCAGAAGAGCGTTACGATGTACTCGGAGAAATGGAAACTAAAATCGAAGAATTAGAAGCAAAACTTAATGAGCAAGTTGCTGCTAATATCGAAATGTCTAAAACTATCGCTGAGCAAAAGCGTAGCGAAATCGTTAAGACAGTTAGCGAAGGTTTGACTGATACTGAAACTGAAAAGTTTAATGCATTAGTTGAAGAACTATCATACGAAGACGCAGAATCTTTTGAGACTAAAGTGAAGACTATCCGTGAAAATTATTTCACAACCAAAGCAGCTGCAGATGTTAAATCTGTAGTTACTGATGCTCCAGTAGAAACATTGACAGAAGAGAAGAAAGAAAAAGTCGATCCTCAAATGTCAGCATATCTATCAGCACTCAACAAACTTAAATAAAAAGGAAATAACAAATGACTACTCGTCAAGATTTAGTTAAAAAGTGGGCACCAATCCTCGAACACGAGGGTGCTTCCCCAATTAAAGACAACTACCGTAAGGAAGTTACTGCAGTTCTCTTGGAAAACCAAGAGCGTGAAATGGCTAAACAGCGTGAAGCACTTTTCGAAGCTGCTCCAACTAACGCTGTTGGTTCATATCCAGATGCTGGTGGTATGGCTAAGTTTGATCCAGTATTGATCAGCTTGGTTCGCCGTGCAATGCCACAGTTGATCGCTTATGATGTTGCTGGTGTTCAACCAATGACTCAGCCAACTGGTCTAATCTTCGCAATGAAGAGCCGTTATGCATCTATGAATGGCACTGAGGCTCTTTTCAACGAAGCAGATACTGACTTTTCTGGTACTGGTACTCACAGCGGTACTTATGACTTCAGTGGTTCAGAGACTACTGGTACTCCAATTGCTACTAGCGCTGCAGAGCGTCTAGGTCAAGGTGGTACTGGTGACGGCGCTTTCGGTCAGATGGCTTTCAGCATTGAAAAGACTTCTGTTACTGCTAAGACTCGTGCATTGAAAGCTGAGTACTCAATCGAACTCGCACAAGATATGAAGAGCGTTCATGGTCTTGATGCTGAAGGCGAATTGAGCAACATCCTTTCTACTGAGATCCTTGCAGAAATTAACCGTGAAGTTATCCGTACTATCTACAAAACTGCTAAGCCAGGTGCTGCAGTTGGTACTACTACTGCTGGTACTTTCGACCTTGACACTGACTCTAACGGTCGTTGGTCTGTTGAAAAGTTCAAGGGTTTGATGTTCCAAATCGAGCGTGAAGCAAACGCTATCGGTCAGCAAACTCGTCGTGGTCGTGGTAACTTCATCATCACTTCTGCAGACGTTGCTTCTGCATTAGCGATGGCTGGTGTTCTCGACTATACTCCTGCTCTTCAGGGTAACAGCGCATTGAACATTGATGATACTAGCACTACTTTTGCTGGTGTTCTAAACGGCAAGTACAAAGTGTATGTTGATCCATATACTGCAAACGTATCTGCTACTCAGTTCTTTGTTGTTGGTTACAAAGGTACTTCTGCGTTTGACGCTGGCTTGTTCTACTGCCCATACGTTCCTCTACAAATGGTTCGTGCAGTTGATCCAAACAGCTTCCAGCCAAAGATCGGCTTCAAGACTCGTTACGGTCTAGTTGCTAACCCATTCGTTGATCTAGATGACGCATCTGGTCAGACTGGTGATCTAACTGCTAACGCTAACTACTACTACCGTCGCGTTAAGGTTACTAACCTAATGTAATCTTCGGATTATTGAACCGACAGTAAGAAGCGGTATTAAGGGAGACAGAAATGTCTCCCTTTTTTATTCCTAAATAATAGTATGACTACTACCCTTTCATGCCCAATTCCAACAAACATTAATCCATTATCCCCAAATGGATTCATGTTCAACATTCAAAAGTTACCAGATCTGTCATTTTTTGCGCAATCTGTAAATTTACCAGGTATTACACTTGGTGCACCAGAGTTTGGTAATCCGTTTAATGTAGCACCAATTCCAGGTGAAACATTAACATATGATCAACTAACAGTACAGTTTTTAGTTGATGAACAGATGGCTAACTATCAAGCAATTTATAATTGGATAGTTGCTTTAGGGTTCCCAGAATCTTATGAACAATACGTCACATTTGCTGCAAATGACACTAATAATTATAGTGAACTTGCAAAAAATTATTCTGATGCTACACTACAAATATTAGGTGCAAATAATCAAGTAGTGAAATCAGTGCAATTTCATGACATGTTTCCTATTTCATTAGACTCATTACAGTTCGCTGGAACTAATACTGATGTCCAATATTTAATTGGAAACGCAACTTTCCGCTACGGATACTACAAGTTCTTGTAAGGCAAATTTGATTTTTTGTAATAACTACAGTATAATGTAGTTAATATTTTTGAGGTTATTATGAACATTGAACAATTGCAAGAAATGTGGGATAAAGACTGTGAGATTGATGATAATTATCTCGGTGAAAATTCCACAACAACTCCCAAACTTCACGCAAAGTATGTTAAACTGCTGGTGCAGGTAAAACTTAAACATACAAAACTACAATCAGATTATAATCTTTTACGCAAAAATAAGTTTCGCTACTATCGTGGTGAATTATCTCGTGATGAATTATCTGATCTTGGTTGGTCTCAGTGGCAAGGTATTAAGCCACTCAAAAATGAGATGGATGAATTCCTAGCTGGCGATGAAGATTTAAATATTCTTAAAGTCAAGATTGATTATCTTGAGACAATGATTTATTTCCTTGAATCAGTTATGCAGCAAGTTAAAGCCAGAGATTGGCAAATTAAAACTGCTGTTGAGTGGAAAAAGTTTTTAGCAGGAATGTGATGGTAGCGTTAACAGTTGAAAAGTTAGATGATGTTTATGTACGAATATTTGGGGATCCAAGTGTTGAGCAGGAACTTGCTGACTTTTTTACATATGAATATCCAGGAGCAAGGTTCACTCCACAATATAGAGCAAGATTGTGGGATGGTAAAGTTCGTTTATACGACCAGGTAAGAAAAACTCTTTATATTGGTCTTATAAATTATGTTGAACAATTCTGTGAACGAAATGATTATCTCTTAACTTGGAAAACAGATTTTCAACCAAACAATAATATTACGCATGATATTATAGAATCATATGTTCGTGATTTGGATCTTCCATCAAAAATTGAAATTCGCGATTATCAAATAGACGCTATTCAAAAAGCAATCAATGATGAAAGAACATTGTTGCTATCTCCTACTGGTTCAGGTAAATCATTTATTATTTACTCTGTCATGCGTTGGCATGTTGAACAAGGACGCAAGTGTGTTCTTATTGTACCAACTACATCTCTTGTTGAACAGATGTACTCAGATTTTGAAGATTATTCCTCTGCTAATGAATGGTCTGTTAAAGGTCATTGCCAGAAACTCTACTCTGGTTTCCCGAAAGAATTTACCAAGGATGTTCTAATTACAACTTGGCAATCCATCTACTTACAACCACGCGCATGGTTCAAACAATTCCAAGTTATCTTTGGTGACGAAGCACACCAATTTAAAGCAAAATCCTTAACTGGGGTTATGGAAAAGATGGACACAATTCGTTATCGTGTAGGTACAACTGGTACTCTTGATAACAAAAAAGTGCATCGTTTAGTTCTTGAAGGTATCTTTGGACCAGTACATAAGGTTACTACAACCAAAACTCTTATGGATTCTGGAAGATTGTCTAACCTAAATATAATGTGTATCATTCTCAAGTACACGGAAGAAATACGCAAGGAACGCAAGAACAATACATATCAAGAGGAAATTGACTGGATCGTCGGCTGCGAAAAAAGAAATAAATTTATTCGTAACCTAGCAGTCAAATCAACAGGAAATACACTTGTTCTGTTCCAATATGTAGAGAAACATGGTAAAATTCTTTACAATTTAATAAAAGAAAAGGCAGATGATTCCAGAAAAATTTTCTTTGTGTACGGAGGAACAGAAACTTCTGATCGTGAGTCAATTAGACATATCACAGAGGGAGAAAAAGATGCTATCATCATTGCTTCTTTCGGGACATTCTCAACAGGTATCAATATACCTTCGATACAGAATGTTATTTTCGCATCACCTTCAAAAAGTAAAATACGCAATCTGCAAAGTATTGGGCGTGGGCTGCGATTAAAAGATGGAAAAACACATTGTAATCTTTTTGATATAGCAGATGACCTACATTGGAAGTCTTGGAAAAACCATACTCTAAATCATGCAGCAGAGCGTTACAAAACTTATGCTGAAGAAGAATTTAAAATAAAAATGGTAGAGGTTGATCTATGTTAACTGGTTCAGAATTTTTTGTAGTACTGAAACTTTGTTCGGGAGAACAAGTTATGGCAGTATTGCGAGAAGAAGATGAAGATCGTATCTTACTTGAAACACCAATGGTTATGAGAACAATACCTGTATTTGAAACTGGTCGTGAACATATCACTGCTCACCCATTATGTCAATTTTCTGATGACAAAATATATGTTATTCTTAAGAAAGATGTAATGTTTTGTAAAAAACTACATCATGTTTTTATTCCGCATTATATGAGAATTGTAAAGGAACAAGAAGAATCTACAACTTTCATGGATAAGAACAAAAAAGAAGAATCATTACATTGGGATGATGAAGAATCAATGACAGTAGAAGACGCAAAGAAGAGAATTGAAATGCTTGCTGCTATGGCAAACCAAGAAACAGAAGAAGAAGAAAAACCCTTAACTGTCGTTAGAGGTAACGATACAGTACATTGATCTATCTGTTCAAACCCCAACACTGTTGATTATCCCCCAAGACAAATAAAAAAGCAAATATAATTTGTAACATAAAAAGATTTGTCTTTTACTTGAAGATGTTGTAGAATAACAACATGTTAATTATATGAGGAAGTTTTATGTATGGCTCACTATGTAAACAACGCTGACTTTCTGAAGGCGCTAATAGAATATCGAGAACTGAAAGCCAAAGCAGAATCAGAGGGTAAAACAAAGCCCATCGTCAGCAATTATATTGGTG